TGCTTGCCCTCTATGGCTATATTTATTGGAAGAAAGACCACTAAAAATCAGACTCACTCATGCCAAGACAATGCATGCAATTAGCGCAATCGCATACGTATTTTTCTTCTGGCTCGTAATCAATTTCAATTTCGTACTCCTCTTCAATACATTGTAGATCACCGAAACAATCTGTGTAATAGTCCATATTATTACCTCTTTTATGTATGTTCATATGATATTGTGCGTTATTATCTACAACATATCACATGTATCAGATTAACACAACAAAAAACATAGATAAATGATACAAAAAGAAAGTCTTGTCATTTTTACAAATATATTATATATATGTGATCATGTGCGAACTCACAGTAATACTCAAAGATTCCGAACGTACCTATAGACAAAAATTTCTCGTCTACGAGAATATTACTGTATCCATACAAGATGCACACATTCTGCACTACATCGAAGAAGCAAAAAAAAACTTCCAAGGTGAACCCGAAGAAATTAAAATCAAAATACACCTAGAGATACAATGACAGCAGGAAGACCAGCTTATGATAAAATGGCTATCGGTAGAGAATTTGTTAAATGGGCAACAAATAATCCTGATGCTTTAACCGTTCCTATGTTTGCTGTTTCAAAGGGTTTACATTCCGGAATTCTTCGAGCTTGGGCTTTAGAAGATAAAGAATTTTCCGCACTATTCAAAGAAGCAAAAGAACAAATTGGTATTAATAGATTACGTTCTTCTCAATCTGGACAATTAGATAGTTCAATTTATCGTGCTCATATTGGTAACTATGATATTGACCTAAATGAGTACATTCGGGAAGAGAAAAAGTTTGATTCCGATCTGAAGAGACAAGAAGAAGGCGCTAGGCAAACAACTATTAATTTACAGGTTCCGCATGGTCTCGCAATTGGCTCTAACATTCCAACCGAGACCTTATCAAACAAGGGTAATTGAAGCCCTCAACAAAGGCATCAAACGTGCTTTATGGGTAGTCCATCGTAGGGGTGGTAAAGATGTCACTGCTTTTAATTGGTGCATTTTTCAACTGCTGCTCAATCCTGGCTGGACGGCATTTCATATTCTTCCTACATATTCACAAGCAAAAAAAGTCATTTGGGATTCATCAACAAATGATGGTAAACGTATTCTTGATTACATCCCAAAAGAACTAATAGAGTCTAAAAACGGTCAGCAAATGCAAATTAGATTGACCAATGGATCTCTTTACCAGCTGATTGGTAGTGATAACATAGATTCTCTTGTTGGTACTAATCCAAAAATTATCATTTTTTCTGAGTATGCTATACAATCTCCTGCCGCATGGGAGTATTTACGCCCTATTCTAGATGTAAACAAAGGCTATGCACTTTTCATAAGCACACCGCGTGGTAAGAATCATTTCTACGATTTGATGTGCATGGCTAGAAATAATCCAGCATGGTTTTGTGAAGTTCTCAGCATCAAGGACACAGGTGTATTGTCTGATGAGGATATAGATGGAATAAGAAAAGAAGGGGTAAGCGAAGAGCTAATACAGCAGGAATATTATTGCTCTTTCAATCGAGGTGTTGAGGGCTCATATTACGGCAAACTCATAGAAAAAGCACGAGAAGAGAAACGCATATGCAACATCCCGTATGAAACACGCACACCAGTCCACACAGCATGGGATATTGGTTTCGGAGATTCAACATCAATTGTTTTCTGGCAAGAAATTGGTGGCGAACTGCGCATCATTGATTTCTACGAAAATCAAGGGGAGGGAATATCGCATTATGCAAAAATACTGCAAAATAAACCCTATGTGTATGGTACACATTACATGCCGCATGACGCTGGTTCTGGTTCAATCCAGACGGGACGAACGTTACAAGATGTTGCTTGGGAGCAGGGAATCAAGGCGACGGTTTTGGAGCGTGAAACAGATATCAACATAGGAATCGAAGCAGTAAGATCAATGCTATCAATCTCTTATTTTGATGAAACAAAATGCAGGCACTTACTCAAATGTCTTGAGAATTATCACAAGAAATACAATGAAAAAACACAGGCTTACTCTGAAACACCGTTGCATGACTGGGCTTCTCACGCAGCAGACTGCACCAGATATATGGCTAACGCAAGAACACAATACGGGAGAGGTCCTGGCACTCTCACACCCGAAAAACTGACACAACTTAAATCTAATGCAGGATTTGGACCTAAATCAACAATGAGACTTGGACAACAAACACCTTTCGTTGGAAGATAATCTATAATGTGCATAATGTAGATTTTATTATAGGTATGACATGACAAGCGGGATGCTCGAAAGAAATCAAACAGTCAGCAACATATATCAGACTAATTATAAAGACGGATACACTGACATTGTTGCGGAAGCTGATTCGCGATATCAGGCAAATTTATCTGCATGGCAACTGTTTTTCTGGGAACAACTGATAGATAGAAAAGTTTATTTGGGTGATCAAAGATATCTAAATTTGTATTCAGGTCTTAGCTACGATCATCAGAAATGGATATTTAACGTATCGATGCCCGTGGTAAATATGGTGTGCGGTAGACAAAGACAGCACCGAAAAGGCACTAAAATTATCCCTGTACATGGAAGTAGCTCTCACACAGCATCACAAGCCACAAAAGTCATTCAATCTGCGTATTCCAACGATAACACCTACAACACAATATCTAAGTGTTTTAAAGAAGCAGCTGGGATTACAGGTCTTTCTTTGATGCACTCTTGGATTGATTATCGCAGAGATCCAATTTGTGGGGATTTGAGGACAGAGTGTTTTACCGCTGACATGATTATGATGGACGCATTCTGGACACAAATGGATTTGTCGGACTGTCAGTTTATCCGTACTCGTAAGTATCTTCATAAAGAGCAAGTAAAACAGCTTTTGCCAGGTCGTGAACGTGATATCGATATGCTAAATGACCAAGCGTATTTCGATACTAAGTTCACTTTTATGCCCCAACAATACAATATCAGACGTAAAGGCTTTTTAGCATATGACGAATATTGGTATTTGGCAGAGAGAGAAGGAACGTTTATTGTTGATCCTGATACGTATGAGTCTACAGAAGTGGATTTTGATAAGGAAGAGCTAGCATTTATGAAAGCTAGATTTCCTAATATTGTAGTTGTCAAAGAAAAAGTTCCGACTGTTCATTTAGCAATTATTGTCAATAACACCTGTTTTTATGACGGACCCAATCCTCTCGGTGTAGATTTTTATCCATTCACGCCTTTCGTTGGGTATCACGACACAGCAAACAACAACTACGCATTTAGATATCAAGGCATCATTAGAAACATCAGAGATCCGCAATATCTTTATAACTATCGCAAGCAGCTTGAAATGGATTTATTAGCTGCGCAGTTTAGTGGTGTCGATGTTGAGGAAGATGCTCTCATAGATGATAGTGATGCGTTTAAAGTAGGTCCTGGTAAAGTTAGATTCTTTAAAAAGGGACGACTACAAGCTATTATGGATAAACCTGGGGCTAACATTAACCCTGCTAATTTTAACGTTACAGAGCTTTTAAAACAGGATATACAATCAAATGCAGGTGTCACGCCAGAACTGTTGGGACAAGCGGAAGATTCAGATGTGGGTATCACTGAGCAACTCCGTCAAGGAGCTGCTCTTACGACTCTCCAAGAGCTATTTGACAATCTTGATCTATCACAGACGAATGCAGGCAGACTCCATTGGGCACTTATTCAAAAGAATTATACTCTTGGCAAGATTAGAAAAATGATTGAGGAAGAGCCTACAAACGAATTTAGAGATAAATCCTTTCAGAAATACGACTCCGTTGTTGCTCGTGCACCTCTTACAGATACATCTCGTCAGCTTGCGTTTAGAGAGCGTTACTTCTTGTGGAAAGATGGATTCCCAATACCTCCGGATCAGGTTCTTGTTGATCTCGATATACAAGATAAAGACCAGCTCATCGAAGCTATTAAGAAACAGCAAGAAGCACAGCAGCAACAGCAACAGCAAATGTCTGAACTACAGATGCAGAATCAACAGATTGTCAATGAAAGCCTCCAATCAAAAGCTATGTCAGATCGCAGCCTAGCAGCTGAGCGAGAAATGAGAGGCAGATTAGAACAAGTTGAAATACACACGAAATATAACGAATCCGAACATCAAAAAGCTCTCACTGCCCTTGACACTGTCAAAGCAGCAAAAGAGATCGAATCAATGGGCGTTAAAGATTTTGTTGACGTTTTTTCATTGATTCAAAACATGAAAGAGATGGAAAATAAAAAAGAACAACAAGAGGTTACAAATGTCCAACAGTCATAAAAACACATCTATGGGCGGATCTGGAAAAGGTGATGCAGGTGCGCACTATTCAAAGATCGGCGATAATAAAGCTCACACTCCACCAGCTGGCGCATCTAATTCTTACGAGATGGTAAGACGCAAGATTGATGGTCACGATGATAGATCACTGTCTAAG